AGCCTTTAATGTCACAGAGGACTTGCAGTGGTTCAAATTCGCCAATAATATTATCAGTTGCACTTTCAATAATAGCAGTCGTACATTTTACATTTATAATATCACCTGCGGATAAAGTTGCGGCGGTTACTACAAAATCACGTGTAGTATAGGAATCTTCGATTATAGCCTGTGCAGCGGTTGCAACAATATCGGCTCCCATAGTTCCATCAAGGTCTTTTCTGTAAGCACTAAAGTCAACCGTGGAAGCATTGGAAGTTCCTGCTCCTGCAACTGTAATTATACATCTGATTTTAACATCTCCGGCAGCAACATATTCAGGGGGCATTTGAAATTGAAACCATGATATAGATGTTTCAGTCTCATTATTTGCAACTTCTGTTTGTAAACTGAGAACATTAGTATCAAGATTGATATTATGTGTTCCGGCGGTAGCAGAAACAGCAAGTCCGATTCCTGTATGATCCATCATTGTTGAAACTGGAATTACATAAGCTTGCAACGCATCTTCATCCAAATCGGCTCGTGCAAGATCCTCAGTTTTGGGAACGATTGTCAATACTTTTATAGAAGTTGCACTTACAACATCAACCACTTCGCCAACAAGAACATCGTTCGTGGTAGTGGCTGCCAGGGCAACGGTATTATCATCAGAAATATAAACTTTGTAACCCATCCAAGTGATGTCAGCTCCAGTACAGGCAATAGTTTCAACTTTGTTATATCTAAGCTGAACATCAATGTCGCCATCTAAACCAGAGGAATTATCAGCTTGTGCAGTTGCAACTCCTCTAAATCTACCATTCGCAGTATCAGCACCGACAACAGCATATCCTGTTCCAAGAATAACCATTACTAAAGCGCCTTTGTAAATGGTCTCATCAGCCCCTACCTGAATTGATAACAAGTCAGGTTCTTTATAATCTCTTTGAGCATCAGCAGCTAAAGCAGTCATTTTTCTTCTCCTTTTAAATCCATATCAACTAAGCTTTTCATTTCAGGTTCTTTTGTGTTTTCATCGTCATGATCCATGTCTTTGTCAAGTTCAATCAGAGGTTTTCTCTCAGAGTATTCAGCTTTAAGCAACTTTTTTGCATCTTCAGGAATCATACTGAATAACTGAACTGTAGCGTCTTTCTTTGCAGGGTCAAGCTTTCCATCTTTAATTAATATAGCTGTAAAGTTTTCAATATCCACAGCCTCAATCTTTTTGTTTAACTCTGTAATATCAGTATTAAGCTTTTCTATTTTCTCGTCTTTTACTTTTACGTCAGTTGTAAGTTTTGTAACTTCATCAGAGTGTTCTTTTTTTAATGTTGTTTTTTGTGTTTCAAGACTAGCACTCAAAATTGATAAATGCTGTTCTTCTGTATAATTTACCATGTCAAACTCCTTTACTTTTTTTTCATCTTCTTTTGTTTTTGTTAAGATTTCCTGTTCAAAAGTTTCTACACCTTCAAGATTAAGATTCAATTTTACATATTCCCCACCTTCAAGATTAAGATTCAATTTCATAGGCTCCATGTCTTCGCAACCTGGAGCTAATGCTCCAAGAAAAGCTACATGAAACAAAACTGATCCGTAATTTTTTAACTTTTTCCAATATCCTACTGACCTGTTTTTCAATTGATAATTGACAAGTAATTTGTAAAAATCCTCTGATACACGTATAGCGTCCATTAATAACCTGTTTCCCTCTCTCTTCAATTTAGATACCCAGCCATGAGCCAAGGTTTCTTCATCTGGATGTCCGATGGTAAGTGGTACGCCGTCTTTGAAAACGTTCAAATCAAAGTTTTTTTTCATATCATCCAACTCCTTGGATGTAATAACTCCTTCTTGAACTCTGGCAATCTCAACATTTTCTAATGTTTTCATACTAAAATTATAGAACGGATTAACGTTTTTTTCACTTCAATTATTGAGTAGTATTTATTAGTTTTTTATAATATAATTTAAATTAGTGCTGTTTAGGTATCTTTATGCTATCAGATTCTTTTTGCTTTAATAATGCGTTGTTTTCCATTTCCTTGGCATAGTTTTTAGCATTCTTAGGGGAGTCGGTAAAGTGAGAGTGAACATTTTTTTTATTCTTTTTCATAGATTCGGGAGATTGCTTAATACCCTTTCTTTTCATATACCCGGGAGTCAAACCCCTTATCCTTGATCTGCATAAGTAATGAACAGGAGGTGTGATACTTCCCCATATAGGATCATTCTTTGGGTAGACTGCCCCATCCAGGGAACCACATATATCAGACGTTCTCCTATCTATTACAGCATCAAACATCATGTGTCCTACTGCTGCATTATTCGCATAACTAACCCTATGAGCGATATTGTAAGCACTCATTATATTTGTTCTGTATATTACTTTTAAATGCCAGTTTTGCAATGGAGTAAGACCAGACGCCTTAAATACCTCATTTACATTTTCTTTCCATGATTCAAAGTCTCTTCCGGTATCTATAGCAGATAATATCGATTCTTTCATATTCTTTATCATGCCGAATCTCTCAATACGCTGAACAGAAAATGAGATGTTTTTAAAATATGCTTCTGCTTCTTTAAATTTAGCTCCACTGATTACACCTTTTTTCTTGAACAATAAAAGTGCTTCGTTATACCCGGATATATAAGAAGGTGCTTTTAATTCACTCTTACTTTTACCTTCCTGCCTATCAATCTCAATGTTAGCTTCATCATATCCGAATAGGTAAGACAAAAATAATGACTTTTCAGTTAATATTCTAATCGACTTATCAGGTGGGCTTAATGTAATATGGCTGTCAAACGACTTAATTGTTTTAGCTTCCTTAATCCATTTTATCACCTGCTTTGTGTATAGAGTCGTACCGATTGCAAGTGTTAAATCATAGATATTATCTATTGTTAATTTCTTAGGGAAGGCTGGCATTATTTATCTAACCTCTTTCAATGCTGTCAAATACAACTTCCTATCATCGCTTAACTGCTCTGTAAATTTATTAGGCTCCGCTTCAGTTGGAATGATAACCGTCTGACCATCTGTAGGAGTTGGAATACCAAAGGTTTTATGAATATACTCCTCGGTTACACCTTTAAACTTTAATCTATTTACAAGTATATCCAAAGCTTCCGACATAACCTTTTTATCAACTTCTTTAGTTTGAGTAATATTATATTCGGGATATTTTTTAACATTAGGAAAGTTAAAATCTACCAATGGCCTGATAATAAGAAAATTAATAAACTCCCTATACCAAACAATATCAGCTTTTATCATATTGTAGAAGGTGTCAGAATGGACTACAGCCTGAGCGTATGAACCTGATCTATTATCTGATTCAGTTGTTAAATTCTGCCCTAATACCGCTATACTCATTTTCTTATCCATATACGATACAAATTTTTCATAAGAGTCTACTGCTCCGGTTCCAATCTTATTAAGTACATCTAAAACAACACCCTTGGGAACTGATGCACTGCTCTGATTTCTAATATTTTTAATAAATAAATCAATCTTTTCTTTATGTTTAACATCTTCATAAGTGCCTATAATGGATGGTGCAACGTTCTTTTCAGTAAACAAAGCCCAGAATTGAACAGACTCCCTTTTGATATACCAATACCAGTATAATTTTTGAAATAAAGATTCACCATACCTGTTATTATTCCGTTTTCTGAAAGTTAATACAGGATAATATAATTCTTTCAATGGCACTGGATCGCCATCAACGTCAGTCCTTCTAAGCTCATTCTTCTCACTAAAATCAAAATACTTAATAGCGTGGTTATCCCTGGCAGATATTACCCATTTTAAATCTTTCTCTGAAAATACTATATTCTCAACTCCATGTCCGCATGTGAAAGCACTATGTAACGTTTGATAAGATGTAGAATTAAAGCTTGGTATATTTTCAAATACCTCTCTGACAAAATCAGCTTCAGCACCTTCCCCGGTTATCTCACTTTTCAAGCTCAATAATGCAAGTATTCGAGTTTGGATTATACCATATAAATGTGGATCAGAGTCCTCCATTTCCTTAACCTTTTCATATATTCCGAGGGTGGTATCTCCAAGATGTTCATTCCCATTATAAGTAAACCTATCAGAATCAGCAACGATAATTGGTTTGACAACCGGTTTAACTTTAGTGAGATCGTCTTCCGTCTTAGCAAGGAATTTTATTTTATCTAATAATTTCATACGGCTCTCCTTAATTCTACCAGTCAGGATCTTTGGTAGCATTTTGATATCTATGATGAATTGTTATAACTTTATCACTATCAAGCATATATTTTGATTGATAATAGCATAATAAGATTGCATCAGCTTTGTCAGGTGATCTGTTTTCTCGCTTTTTATAATCCCTCTTAGGCTCAACTATTTTCCTTTGATCTTTAGTGTAGTAGAATCTTCTTTTAGTTAATTCAGTTTTCAATTCAGGATCATTTGGAATATCAATTTCTTCATTTTCAAGCAGATCCTTAAAGTTAAACCACATTTCTGTTATTACATTTACATATTTGTCAGGTTCTTTAACATGGTCTGAGCCTTCTAATCCAAAATTAATATGTTGTGTTTTGGTATACTTTGCCTTCTCTATATAATCGCCTACTCCAGGCATCCCAGTACTATCAACATTAACAATACAATCATAATTATTATCAAGAAAGTCAACTGCAATATCAACAGTTTCATTTATTTTCTTTTTAATATGTTCATGCTGTTTGATTGTCTTTAATCCTTTTCTCATATAAAAGACTGTTCTATCATCTCCCATCCTGGCAACGTCAGCACCCATAACAAGCCCACCTACAGGATTAATTATATTCCGTTCCATTGCCCTGCTAACATCTTCAATGTCAATGATGGCTTCAGCAGCTTGACCTACAGGCTCACCTTCCCATATATGCAAGTACTCTCTGTAATTCCTTTTTTTATCCCATTCCATTTCTTCCATTAATTCTTGATTTTGAAATATTTTGGGGATATCCATTATATTTAATTTACAAACAAATACTCTGGGATTAATATCTGCATACTCGAAAACCTTCTCCCATACAGGATCATTCTCAGCATTTCGATTAAAGCTATACCATATTTTTGAACCTTTCTTTCTGATAGATGGGATTAATTTTGTCAAGCTTTCCATTGATACGGATTGAGCCTCCTCAATCCATGCTATATCAACATCTTCAAGCCCCTTTATGTTATCAAGATTTCTCAGCAGACCTTCAAACATAAAATTACTGCCTGTATTAGTATTGATTATTGAATGGTCTGTTACTCTATAATCAGTCATGTCCTGCTGTGTTATCTTATCTGATAATGCTTGATGTACGGAATTCTTAATACTCTTTTGAATCTCTCTACCGAAAAATATTCTCATCTTTTTACGCCTTGCAAGTTCTAATGCTGCATAAGAAAAATGAGTAGTCTTTAATCCACCTCTCCCACCGTGAAAGCCGATATGTCTATAATTGTTATTTGTTATTAGTGGATCAAATTTATGATACCACAGTATATTAGGAATGCTTGGGATCATCTTTCACTATAACAAAGTGCATAGGTCGCAACTCGTTATTATTAGAGGTAATGTCTATCCTGTCAGTAAATAATTTCATTACCTTACCAAGGGTATCAAGTGCTTTCTGTTTATCGTGTAGCTCGTATTGAATAGAACTTGTTTTGTAAATCTTTTCACCGTCTTTAGATTCAGTAATCATGGATTTTTCTTTTATCTTTTTAACAGCTCCAGTTTTACCCTCTTCAAGCTCACTGAAAGCCTTGCATACTAATTCACCACCTTCACCGACATTGACATAATCAGCAAGATCCGCCGTTGCTATATTGATTAATTCTTTAAGTACAATTTGAGCTACTGGCCCGTATTGATCCATTTGAGCCATGACAGATTCTCGAATGTGAACTTTTGTTAATAAATTACAACCTATATTTCTGGCTGTTTTTTTGCTGTACCCTGCCGATATAGCTGCCTGAGTAGCATTAAATCCATTGGCAAGGTAACGATCTCTAAATAACTTTTCCTTTGGAGTTAGCTTTTTTTTACCATTAGCCATATAACCATTTTAATACGAATAGCCTGTTTTTTCACTTCATTTTATTATTATTTTTAACTATTATTTTATATAATAATGCCTGAAATGGATAAAAAAGCCCCTGCCTGTTAAGATAGAGGTTGTGATACCTTTACTGCTGCCCCTGCAAGTGGTTTAAATCCAACAAATTTATTTTTCATTCAAACACCTCATATGGATTTACAGGGAACTTGGATCTGCAATTAGAACACTTTTCCCCTTCGATCACAAATTTGTTATCAGTCCCACAGTAACATTTATAACACCATCTATCAAATGATGCAATTTCTTCCATATACCAATAGCCTGTATTGTCATTTATTCTATCAATAGGAACTTTAATCTTCATCTTCTACCAGCCTCTTCCATAAAGCTATTCAAGTCAGATCCTAATATTTTATACTGTCCAACCTTTATCACTTTTAATTTAACGTATTGTTTACATACGATATCCCGCTTTAACGAATCCTGTTTGATTGTTTTCTTAACAAGTCCAGTTTTAATATACCAGTATAATGTCGGCTTTGTTATCTCCAACCTCTCGCATACTTGATAAGTGGAATAGATTTTGTTATTTTCAAAATAAGCACCGTTCATTTTACCTCCTTTAAACTCCGTATTATTTCAGTAGGTATAGGATAAAATACGTGAATATCTTTATATAAATCATGATAAGCTTTGCCATAATAAAATGGCGGTAGCATACCTCCATTATGTAAAAATTCTCCTGTTAGTTTCATTTTTTACCTCCTTGATTCTTAATAGACTTTATGTCATTTATGACTTTGCTAAGTGCTATTATAATTAACCATAACAAAACTCCTACTGCTAAATTTACAATGAAAGTAACATAAAATAACAATACGATTATCAAAGCCAATACTATAGTTTCTAATCTATTTCTATTTTTAATCACCTCTCAACTCCTCTCCTATCAACTTCACTGTCATTCATGAAGTTGTGTAACCTGGTACTTAAACATATAAGGTCAGTAATCTTCTTTTCTTTAGTACATACCGGGTTTTCATCATTATTTAATATACTCTTAATTTTCTCTGATATTACTAATTGAACCTCTTGTATACATTTCATTTTTTTATTCTCCTATTTTATTTTTATTTAAGAATACCATAATAAAAAGGTATCAAAAAAACCTAATTCCCTGACCGTCAAAATATGATTTTCTATTTTTACAATTCTAAACCACGCCTGAAAATCAGGAGACCAATTGCAACTAATAAAAGATCCTTTCTTGTAATCATCAGGATTTGATATTCTCATTTTAAATTTAACCTTTTTTTTCATTTTAAACCCCCCTTGGTTCTGTTAATATTTTCAACATACTTTTATTTATTTGAATATCTAAATAATGCAAATACTGTTCATAAGTCCATGAATGAGGGAAAACTAAGGCATCATATTTTTTATATGAAATTATTGATATTGGAAGATTTCTATTTTCAAATATCATCTTCCCCCCTGTTTAAATAATCTTATTATCTCATTGCAATGAAATTGTATCTGATCTTCAAGTTCAACTATTTCAGATTCCTTTTGTATAACCAATTCCTTATTCTTATTACAAGCAATTTCATGTTCCCTTATTATCTCGTCAATTTTAAATTCTAACTTTTTGGCAAGTTTATCTTTTTCCATTTTCATTTATCAACCCTCCTGAATTCCTTCATTAAAGTTTTTAAACTCCAATCCATTAAAAGTTGATATATTTCTATTTCTGTTTTTCCAAGTATAAATTCAGGGGCGTTTACAATCTGCACATACTCGTAAATTTTACAATCTTTTTGACCCCTAATGATTCTATAACCACCATAATAAACAACCCCACCGGCCCCCGGTCTATAATGTTCATGTCCGCTTTTAACAATTAATTTAGCAAAAGAAAATTCCATTTTTGGAGAATAAATTTCCAAACACTTTGTAACCCAAGGACTGTCATAAGGAACTTGTTTAAAATTCTTGATATTAAAATCTTTTGGTTTAATCATCCCTTCACCTCAATTCCTGAATTTTCTGAATGAGTACAAGGTATTTCTTCAAGTAATCCAAATCTTTTATAACTTGTGCAAACTGTCCGCATTTCTGGATTTTAACCATTTCCTTTTGCTGCAATATATGGATTGTAGGATTTTCATCTGTGATTGATAACCATATCGGAAGACTACCTTTTTTCATTGCATGGATTTCAGGAGTAAATTGATTATTAGATTCTATCCCGATATAAACCTTCCATCCCTTTGATTCTAAATATTTTCTAATCTTTTTTTGTATCATCTCAACCTCCCTTTATATTCTGAGCTTTAATCAATTTTATAATATCATGATAATCCTTTTGTGAATTATTCATAAATAACAACAGCCTTGAAAGCTCTGATAATAATGTTTTATTTTTCATTTATTATCCTCCAATAAGTCTTCAATATCTTCTAATAAATGATAGAAATCTGTATTATTAGAGGGTATCCCTAACTCTCTCCAAATTTTAATTTTATTTTGAACCTCTGCCCTTTCTATATATATTTTGTCTATAACTGAAAACAACTCACCATCAGTTTTAAACATATTTAAAAACATCCTTTCATTAAGGTTTTTTAATGCCTTAACACTTTCATTTAACCAAAAATTAATTGTTTTATTTTTCATCTTCACTCACTACAATTTTATACATTATTTCCTGAATTACTTTTATCTTGGAAAATACTGCAAAATACCTTGCAAAGCTACATTCATTAGCTATTAAAAATTCTAAATAATCATTCTCATCCTTCATTTTTAATTCTAAATCTTTTAGCAATTCTTTATTTTTCATTTCTCAAACTCCAATACTTGATTGTCATTATTCATTAAAAATCCTCTACTATCTCAAGCTCAAATTTATCCGGTAATACTGAATTAAGATAATTAAGAGCCTTTCTTGAATAAGATACTTTGTCCATATACATATCTATCAATAAACCTGGCAGCAGACAACCGGTAGTATTTTTAGGATAATTCCCTGTATGAATAAGGATAAAAGTCCTACCTTTCACTCCCTTAATATGCCAGTGCCATTTATACTTCGGAGACCATCTTTTTTTGACTGTATAAATTCCAGTAGGTATACAAGACTTAAATCTTTTATTATCTCTCCAGGGAGGTTCAAGGAAATATATTACCCTATCTTTAAGATCCGCCCTCCCTATAGTACACTTCTCATCATAATAAAATCTCTCAATTTTTAAAGTAAAATTTTCTGTAATTTTATAGTTGTTCATTTCTTCCCCTTTAATTTTCTTCTAAATTTTTTCTTTTGATTTTTTGTTAAATCAATATAACATTTAATATTTTTTCTTTTATTCTCTAAATCTTTAACCTTTTTAGCTAATTCAATTTTTTCTTTTTCACTTAATATTATTGCCGTCATTATAATCCCCCCTAAAACCTAATTTTTTTATACAATAATTTTATAAAATATCCTATTAAATAGCCTGCTGTAACTCCAATCACAACTCCCATAAACTTGAACCTCACAAATGCAAGTATATTGAATAATAATGTTATCGTAAACGCAAAGAACCCTGAATAGATAATATCTGAATAATCATCAATTACAATAACCTCCCCTGATTGCTTAACCTGTTCTATCAATTTGCTTAATTGTTGTTTGTTCATTATAACTCCTCCATTAAAACAACATCTTTAATTCTGCCATTATTTAAAACTACCCAATCAATTTCATCAATATTATAATTTTTCCCCAATCCTAAATAATTACAAATATTACAAAAATCCTGTTCCTCTTTAAAATCTACTCTATAAATTGTTACCTCTGGAACCCCACCATTAATTATTTTATCGTCCACATTCCCCCTCCAACTGAATTGAATCTTGATTCTCTATAACAAAACATGACCTGAAACACTTTTTACAATAATTAACAAATTCAGGAAATTCAACTTTTATATCCTTGTTACACTTGAAACATTTTGATTTATATTTCATTCCCCCTCCGGTGTTAAATTTATAGTTTTTAATTTACTTTTCCATTCTGTAAAATCAATTTCACCTATTTTTGTCAATTTTAAATCACTATCATTTTCAAAAATCAATTTTCTACCATCAGTCGCAAGGCATGTTATTTGTTTTCCGTGCCGTACCACCATTAATATTTTACCTGGATTTCTATTACTAGCCCACCCATTAACAACTAAATCCCCAAATTTCATTTCTGCTCCAATAGTTTTTTGAGGGAATTGTATAAATCATCTAACTTGTAACGCATATCTTCAAGATCTCCATTCAAATATACTTGTTCATCAGCTGAATCCCATTGAATCATACTTCTTATTACTTCAACCTCCTCAACCACCTTTTTAACCTCTTCTTTTGGGATGTAATTCTCTGTTAAAACTTTCATTATATTTTCATAATGTTCTTTTCCAATATAATTTTCAATCTCAACAATCATTGTTTTAATGTCCTTTTTCATAACCCCTCACTCGGCAAGGTGTTTATGTTATCCCCGAATAATTTATCATGGTGATTTATCTCCTCACCTGAAAGCTTTTTTGCTAATTTTTTATATTCATTCATGTATTTAGGATTATTATCAAACCAATGCCAGGTATTTTTAATATCTCTCACACACCTAAGAAATTCATCCAAGTGCTGATCGTCTTTAAGCGTAATCGTTTTATTAACTTTAAACATATTGCTTTTTAAGCTATTAGATTTCGATATTCTAATTTCCACTTTTATTTTATTGTTCATTTTATAACTCCTGTAAATCCATCAAAATATTTTTCTGCATAAGTTCCGTACTCTCTATTAATTGCAATCTCATTAATATCTCCAGCTTCATCCCATCCCTTATTGCATCTCTCACAATAACACGCTATAAATTTTACAACCTTATTATTATAAGTTCCCTTAATAAACATTGGAACCCATTTGTGACCCTTTCTTTTACACTTCTTACCTTTATTTCCTTCTTTCACTTCCCGCCCCCTTTTAAAATGTTGAATATCTTTCTGGCTTTCCGTTTAGTTTTACAGGAGATATACCAGGATGATACTCGCTTTTTAAACCATAGTCTTGATTTCTGGTATCTGATAAACACTGAATGATAAATCATCCCGCAATCAACCTCTGTCTGATGCTCTGCTGATATAACACACTTTAAAAAATCCTTCCTGATAATAACATTCTTATCCTTGTAAATTATTTTGTTGCTCATTTTACCTCCCTTACAAAATTAAAAATTACTAATTGCACATCTTCTAATTCATCATTTAACTCTTCCAGAGAATCTTTATCAGACTTTCTGGAAATCTCGCATAAATTAATAATATGCTTTAATGCTCTTATTATCTTTTTTTTATTCATACTACCTCCCTTAATCCAAATCAAATAATCTTCTTTTTTGATTCTCTAAAATTAATCTCTCTTTAATTATCTCACAGTATTTTAATTCTTTTTCTATTAGGATGTATTTTCTTCCCAGCTGCTCACATTGTATTCCTGTTTCTCCGCATCCAGCAAATGGATCAATAATAATATCAGTTTTCATAGTAAAGTATTTAATTAAATATTTTGGTATGTCCGGATGAAAAGTGGCTTTATGGATTTCGTGATACTTATTATGAGAGTTTATATTTGTCGGTATATAGTTTTTTACATAATTTCCATTAAAATTATTATGTTTAAATCTTCTATTTTCATAATCATTTTTTGCAAATAGATAAATAAATTCGTACCCATTAGAAATATGATCAACATTCATTCCCGTAGGAGGAGGATTATTTTTTATCCAAATCAAACATTCCTTAATAAAAGTCATATATTTTCCAAAGATTTTGTAAGTTATTTTCTGATTGCCGGCAACCCTTTGAAGATTAAAGAAGGTATACTTTTTACAATTTTTAATGATGATATGTAAGAATTTAAATATAAAATCTTCATATTCTAAATATGACAAATCCTCATCATAGATATATTTTTTAGCATCCTTAAACCCTGAACTTTTTTGCATATTATAGGGAGGTGAAGTTATACAGATGTTATAATTTAGTTTATCCAGGTAATCAAAACAATCCCCATGATAGACTTTACCTAATTTAGTCTCATAAAATATCTCATTCACTTCCGACACTCTCCAGTTTGTTGTATAAAATATTTAAACTCTCTCTATAAAAAGCCACTTCATCTGTTTCTACAAAGGCTTTAAATTCTTCTAAAAATTTATACTCAATGGTTCCAAGCTTACCAAATTCCCTATTTTTTAATACACTTAAATTCATAACATTAACTTCATTTTCCGGATTACCATTACTATCTTTTTTTAATACCCTATTTAATGCTATAACATTCCATGCCAGATTTGTTATATCACCAGATCCGGAAACATCAACCTTATTAATAGGTTTAAAATCATTTTCTGATTTTCTCGGATGAGCTACCAAATTAATATAAGAATCTGTTTTATCTGCAAAATCTAAAATTAAATTCATAAACTTTTTTTGACCTTCATAAGTATTAATGTCGTCACTTAAATCAATTCTTAAAAGACTGTCAATAGTATAATATCTAACCCCAAACCGATGATACACGTATTCAAAAGTTTCTAATAATAAATCAGGTTTAACATTTTTAAAAATATTTACAAAAAATAATCTCTCAGCAGTTAATTTATAAAATTTCTCAACACCTTCATTATTATGTTTTAAATTTAATTGAGTCATCATCCAACGGCATAAGCTTTCTGGTTTCATTTCTAAAGATGCAATGCAAAATTTTTCATCTAAATTATTTATTAAAGTATTAATACACACCTGATTTAATAAAGTTGTTTTTCCAGTTCCATTTCTGCCAGTCCAAACAGTAACCTCCCCAAACCTCTGACCGCCCAAAGTAGCATCAAATTTTGGATTACCTATTTTCTGACCTTCCTTTTGAGGTGTTAATAATTTGCCTTTCAAATCTTCGATTGTGATAACTTCCTTTGGTCTAAATTCAATAGAATCTCTTAATGATTTGGTAAACTTTTGATATGTAAGCCCATTAAGAAGCCATTCATTAGCATCCTTACATGGTGAATTAACTCTATAACATTTATGCATCCCTAATCGCTTTACAACTTTTATTATATTTTCTTCACCGGCACTGTCAAAATCATAGAATAAATAAAAATTACTAAACCTCTGCAAAAAATCAAATTCAGAATCTATCCATTTTAGATTACTTGCTCCACCTGGAATCGATACAGTAAAATTAAAACCTAATTCAACCAAACTAAGACAGTCAATTTCACCCTCGGTTATTATTAAATTAATTGCATCCTTTGAAATATTATCCCTATTATATAATAATGGCTCTGCATCTGTAGTTTGAGTATGTTTGGTTTTTTCAAAATTCCTGCATTTATTATTAGTTAATTCACCATTTTTATAATATCTAAAAACAATATCCCAATTATCAGTACACGTAACTTTTAATTTATTTAATGTTTTCTCTGATATTTTTCTATTTTCAAACCACTTTATTAATTTATCTCTGCTGGTTTCTTTTAACTTTTTTGGTTTTTTATAAACCTTCTTATCATAACCAACTATAGGAGCATCTCCATATTTTTGTTTTAGATTGTAAAAACTGCCAGTCTTTCCACATTCTTTTTTTCTCCAGCATTGCCAACCGCCATGATCTATATTTATATAAAATTCCTTTTTAGGATCTTTACAAAAAGGACATATCATTTGAGCGTTGTCATCTTTAATAGTATAGCTGATATTTTTTTTATTTAGATATTCTATTACTTTACTCATTTTACACCAATGGAGGTAAACCGTTTAGGCTACCGTTATTATTATTATTTCTTTTCAGCCAATTTAAAGCAGTTAAATTAAGAGATTTATATTTTTTATTATCTCTGTGATTTTCTATAGAATCTAAAATATTATCAATCTGCCCTTTAGAGTAGGTTTTATTTAATTTATCAAATTCTATAATCGTCATTTCTAAATGGTCAAATTTTCTATATATTTCTTTATTATTTTCATTCTTAACCTTCTTAACCTTCTTGGTTGTGGTTATCTGTTGGTTATCTGTTGGTTGATTGTTGGTTATCTGTTGTGTCGTTTGCTGGTTAATTCCTTGATATAATTTATAGTTTACTATTGATATGATTGAATATTTATTACTTGATTTGATGGTTATTTCGTTGGTTGATTTTAGCTTACTTAATGAAGTTCTTATGATTTGTTCAGTTAATCCAGTTTCTAATGATAATTTTTTTCTACCAGTAATAAATGATCCCTTTTTAATATCAATCTCATTCCATTTTTTATCTTTATGATTTGCAGATAATAAAATATGAATAAATAATCTAAAGGTATTATTATCATGATACCAACTCCATGATAATATTTTTCTATGCAATTTAATCCAACCCTGCATTTTAATTCCTTCTAATAATTTTAGCTCTTTCCCATAAAACCATATCTATATTTTGTCTTTTTTTAAAGTCATCTAACCAATGATATATTAATGGTTTGATTGGTATTAGTTTAATCGGTTTTAATTTATTATGAATCATTTTATGATGATAACTACACAAAACAACCAGATCACTCTTGTCAATTTCCCACGGTTCACCGCTATATTTTAAATGATGTACGTGTAGTTTTAAATCTTTACCATTACATAATTGACATTTATTCCCACGATCTTTAATTATTTCTTTTCTGAGTTCTAACCACCGTGGATCTTTAAGTTTTTCTGAATAAGATTTTTTTGAACCCTGTTCTTTCATATTAAACTCCTTATAAGAAGGGACGGCAGAACAGGGAAGTTGATACCGCCCCCAAATATATAAAGACTAATGTCTTGTTTTGATTTGCATTGTTCCATGAATTTCCCTGTTCATGCTTAAATTATAACCCATTCATTTTATATTGTCAATGTTTTTCTTTATTTTCATAAAACACATCCAATGAGTATTTGAAAGTTTGCCAGACTTATGTCCAAATAATGGAGTTTGGCCAAACAATTCTATAATTTTATTAACTGGAATTTGAACTGAGCTCCACTTAAATATTAATATCCCATCATAATCTAAAACTCTCATACACTCATCAAACCCAGCTTTTAAATCAGTTTCCCATGTTTCAAATAATCTTCCGTATTTTTTGGCCAACCATGAATTATTCCCCGCTCTTTTTAAATGCGGAGGGTCAAAAACAACTAATTTATACTTATTATTTTTAAATGGTAAGTTTCTAAAATCTGCTATAATATCAGGATCCACATCACAAATTCTATTTCCAGAAAATTCAAGTTTTTCTTTTCTAATGTCAACATAATCCACTAAAGGATTATTTTTATCAAACCAAAACATTCTACCACCGCAACAAGCATCAAGAATCTTTTTCATTCATTTCCTCCATTCATTTTATATTGTCAAGTATAAAATAATTATTCTCCAAAGGTTTCAAGGCATTGAGTTATTTTCTTAATCTTCATTTTTGCTCCTATTAGTTTTAATAAAAAATGATAATCCAAGAAATAAAATTTGCAATTCAAACCAAATTGTAAACTTTTCAGAACATTTCGTATAAGGGTATTTTTTAAACTTTAACATTATCCTTAACGGTAAAGCCCAATCATTAAACCTAATTAAGTTATAAACTTCAGCCTTCATTTTTGGTGTCCCCTACTATACCCTCTTTTATTTCTTCAAGAGTCCAATCAGCTCCGGCGTATCTAATAGATTTTCCGCCTAATATTATACCTACCGTTGAATTACCCTTTGCTTTATCAACCATAATCCCCATAACTTTTGATAACATATCAAATGTAGGCTTTTTAAACCACCATGCTTCTAAATTATAAGGAGGTTGATCATAATCATTCGCAATTGTTGACAAAGCCCATATTGTTTTATTTCCCATCCTAAGCCAACTCAAAATCATCAACGTCAAAATATTGACACATTAATTCTTTATGAGTTTCAATCGATTTAATCAGACTTTCTTTTGATGGGAAGTTGACGGCTCCGAATAGGCCAGATTCAATATCTCCAATTATATTTCCAACAACCACCTGACAAACAAGCCTTTTATAAAATGCAATATAATGACAAAATTCATCAACTCTATTACTATTCCCACCCCACGCAATCCTTGAATCAGAATCTAATTTAGATTCAATTTGGTTTCTTAATACTTTTTTATCAGCTTCTTTTTCTGTTAAGTAAATATTCCCATTTTCAAGACGCTCTTTATCAGTAGTATAACCCCCCCATATACACCGGTCAATTTCACCAATACTATCAAGACACCAATACTTATTCCTTTTCTTCAAATCCCTAACCGTTCTAATTTCAGGTTTCTTCAACCTCTCGATTTCCTTTCCTAATTCCTTATACTTTTTCTCTAATTCTTTTAATTCTTGTTTCATTTAAACCTCCCTTGTACTGTTAATATATTTTTATTTGATAATTCTAACGAAAACTGGTCAATCTCTTCTACCTCAATAATGACCCCCGGTCTTGCACCGTGCATTTTTATAAGATTGTTGATATGGCAAACCTGAGAATCGTCTCGCCATACGATTTGATTAAACGCATCAAATAGATTTTTCTGCAAGTTGTCAACATCAGGTTTTGACATTTTATACATCTGCAAATTTATAGCCATTGCCTTTTTAACTTTTGATAGGGATTTTAAAATGGGGAAAATATATATCAGCCTTTTGATCATTACAGGCTCTGTCATTAATTTATAACCTTTTGGTAACTGGCTTAATATTTGAGTTTTAATCCCATTCGCCCAATCGACAACTTTTTTATCCTGATACTTTATAACAAACTTCTTATTCTTAGATAACCCCATTCTAAAACTCTGCTTCGCCATTGGCACTCCATAGATTTTGATTATCATTTCTTAACCTCCCCCAAATCAAGTACAAAATAATTCTTACCTGGTACCGCTCCCCAGGCTTCCCAACCTGTATCAATTTTAATTCCCTTACATTCAATCGTGAATTGAGGGCAATTTTTCCGGCGGCCATTAGAGAAAATTATCTGATCAAATTTTCTGGGAGTAATGGAAAAATATTTCATTAAATCATTAGCGTCTTTATGCCTTCTGCCAGGATCTTTCATGTCAGTTAATATTTCATCGTAATCACTATCATCGAGATCAAAAAACACCTGATTAAAATCAAACAATCTTACCAACCAGTGTTTTTTTATAACCCGATACTCTTCTTTTTTCTCTCCGGATAAAATCATATCAAACCAAGATTTATTTAAACCAAGATGTAGGGTTTTCATTTCTCCACCTCGGTTCCGCAGGGTTTGCCGTTAATAAAAAGCTCTAACATAGCATATTCCCAAGAATAATATTTTCCAAATTCTAATCTCAATCCATATTTTTCAATTGAAATTATCCGCCTACAAATAGGTTTTGTTTCCTTAGAATAAACAGTTTCCCCCAAATACTTAACAGCAACCTCAGGAGTCCAAGGGATTATTGTTTTTTGTGGTTTGAGTCGGTAATGATTATGTTTGTTCAAATATAAATAATTAGATGATCCTATTTGTAATTCATACCAATTATCATTCAAACCAGGATGAAATTGAACTTGCACCATCGGGCCATTACCTTCTACATAATTAGCAAAAGCCCTCAAAACCTCCGGTAAAAGTTTCAATTCTTTCATTTTATCTTTCCTAATTTATTAATGTGAGATTCTATTTTTTTAGTTAGTTTGTCAATGTCATTACAAATTAATTTTAATAATTTAGGATCACCTTGTTTTTTAAGAATATCTTTCATATAATCCACTTTTTGAGTAGACAAACTTAATCTTAATAGTATTAATTCATTATAATCTAATTCAACTTTTATCTTTTTCATTTCTTAACCCTCCTTAAACTTTTACTAAAAGGGGCAATTTGATTTAGTTTTAATTCTTGTTATGAATTTTTTATTTATTCTTATACCAAGTATTTCACCATTTTTAATACCCATATTTTTGCAATGCTTTTTGATAACATTATATTTAACCTCAATCGCAGATAATGGAAGTCTTCTATTTATTATAGCTTTCAACACTTCCATTTCATCAGTTACTGTAATTTCTATATCCTCTATCATTGAAGCGTTACCCGATTCTGTCTTGACAGATTTTTGCAGATTGTCCGCAACTTCAACCGGAATATATACATCTTCTATCAATTCCCTTCGCTCATCAGCTTTGTCAATATTACCTTTATCCTCATGCCTTTTTGCCTGTGCTTCAAGCTCTTTAATTCTTTTTTCCTCTGCCTTCCTGGCTATAGCATTTAATCTATCCTGCTCTCTCTTTTGAATTTCAGCTTGTTTAATATTCCATATATTAATTTTTTCAGTACTAATTTTTAATGCGGTTTCAAAGGGAAGTGTTAACTCATTTCTCATTGTAGTTAATTTTTTATGTAGACTGTGTGCATCTTTAACCATTGGATTTAATTTGTCTTTTACGGTTTTAATTTTGGTTTTAATTCTACTCATAAATTCAATTACAACTGATACAGCGTCTTGATTTTCTATAATATAGCTTTCTGCTTCGCTAATAATAACCAACTCTTCATTTTTTAATTCCTTTAATTCTAAATCACTTTTTGCTTTTTCTAATAAATTACTCATAATTTTCTCCTATTTTTTATTATATTTGTAAAGGCTTAAACACGCCCTGAACGCATTAAAATCTTTTTCAGTACATTTATACTCTTTTAATTTATAATTGCACTCATGCCCCTTAAAACAAAGATAAACGCATATTGTACGTATAGTTTCAAGTCCATCATTAATAACCCTGTCAATAGTTCCGCAATAATTATA